CAAAGGCGAACACAACCGCAATTTTGGGCATCAAAAAGTTAAGATGTGGGCAAAACGATATTGTAAAAGGATAAAAAATGAGCAAAGGAAGAAAACCAAAACCAACGGCGTTGTTGAAAGCGCAAGGGACATTTGACGCAAGCCGTCACAAAAACAGATTGGAAGCCGACGGCATTCCATCGGTTCCCGCGGTCCAATCAGCCAACGAAACGTTTGATTGGTTGGTGAAAAAATTGGACGACCTTGGTGTCGTTGCGGAAGTGGATGGAATGGCGTTGCAGATGTTGGCGGACGCGTGGGAAGATTATCAAGTCGCGCGAAACGTCATCAAGGAACAAGGACCAACGTATTCCACAACAACGGCGCAAGGCGATTTGATGTGGCGACCGCGACCCGAAGTTTTAATGATGAACCAATCGTGGGCGAAGGTTGAAAAAATGATGGTTCAATTTGGATTGACTGCATCGTCACGCGCAAAAATTGAAATGCAAGAAAAGATTCAAACCCTTGACGATTTAATTGAATGACACACGACAAAACAAAATCCACGCGAATCATCAATTTCATTGAACGGGTTTGCACCCATGTGAAAGGTGATTTGGCGGGTCAACCATTCTTGTTGGAAGAATGGCAAAAACAATTCATCCACGATTTGTTCGGGACGATGAACGCATCGGGGTTGCGACAATATAGGACAAGTTATGTTCAGATTCCGCGAAAAAATGGCAAATCAAATTTGTCGGCGGCCATTGCATTGGCAATTTTGTTTGTTGAAAAAGAACAAGGCGCGGAAATCTATTGTTGCGCGTCATCACGGGACCAAGCCAAAATCGTGTTTGAGGTTTGCAAACAAATGGTTCGCAATTCTACAATCTTGACGAAGAATTGCAAGACGTTTCAAAATTCAATTGTTTTAAATGGAACCAATTCATTTTTGAAAGCGGTCGCGGCGGATGCGGGATTATTACATGGGGCGAATGCGTCGGCGGTCATTTATGATGAATTACACACGGCAAAAAATCGTGATTTGTGGGATGTGATGGCGACGTCGATGGGCGCACGTTCACAACCCTTGATGATTGCCATCACAACGGCGGGCGTGTTCGACACGAATTCCATTTGTCATGAACTTTATTCCTATGGGAAAAGAGTTGGCGAAGGCGTCATCGACGACGACACATTTTTGCCGTTGATATATGAAGCGGAATCAGACGACGACATCCATGATTTGGAAACATGGAAAAAGGCGAATCCAAATTTTGGAATCAGTATCAAACCCGAATACTTTGAAAAGATGTCACGCGAGGCAAAGACATTGCCATCGTCGGAAATCGCATTTCGTCAACTGCATTTGAACCAATGGGTCAATTCTTTAGCGTCGTGGATTACCGATGAAGAATGGATGAAATCGTCGGGCGTTGTAGAATTAGAAAAATTGAAGGGTCGTAAATGTTACGCGGGATTAGATTTGGCCGCCGTTGAAGATGTCACCGCGTTCGTGTTGGCGTTTCCTATGGATGACGAATCCATAAAGATTGTCCCTTTCATGTTTGTGAGTGAATCGGCCGTGGAACGCCGTCGCAATCAAACGGGTGGTTCATATGATACGTTTGTTAGCAATGGCGAATTGATTGTGACGGAAGGAAATTCCACAGATTACAATGTCATCCAAAAGAAAATTCTTGAATGTGCCGAAGTGTTCGACATTCAGTCGGTGGCGTTTGACCGATGGAATTCAAATTCATTGGTTCAACAATTGACGGATGCGGGAATTGAAATGGACCCGTTTGGCCAAGGATTTATTTCGATGACGTCACCAATCAAGAATGCGGAAGTTTTGGTCAAAAAACAATTGTTGCATCATGGTGGTCACGGGATGTTGCGTTGGATGGTGGCGAATGTGGTCACAAAAAAAGACGATGCCGAAAACATAAAATTTAGCAAATCAAAAGCGGGGGATAAGATTGACGGAATCATTGCCATGATAATGGCGTTGGGTGAAATGATGACGATGGAAAACAAAGATGTCACGGGTTCATCCACCTATGAATCGCAAGGAATTAGAATGTTATGATGAAATTAAAGGACGCCCAACGATTGGGTGGGATGTTACATGATTTAGGATTCACGCCAATTTTGCAAGAAATGGGCGACGGATATATTATTAAAATGATTTTAAACGACGAAATGGTCGGTGTGTTTTTTACGGATTGCGAATCGGTTGGTGATAATTAAAAAAAAATAAAAAAACTTTGTTCACATATTGTGTATTAAAATAATTGTTGTATGTTTACACCATCGCAATGAAGCGGTAACAAAAACAAAGATTATGACACTTTCAGAAAGACTAACGGCAGAAACACAAGAATTGAAAAAGACCTACATCGAAATGACAATCGAATGGGCAAAACAAGATTTCGCAGAAACTAAAGAATGGATTCGCGAAGCATATAAAGCGACAATTGCATTAGTTGGTGAATCTCAATATTGGGCAAACGAACGTAAACTCATGAGGTTGCCGTCATACTTTTTCAACGGCGACGTAAACGACCACGTTGAAAGAATGGTTAAAGCGGCACAAAAGCATTACACAAACTCAATCGCTAAGTTGGCATTGAGAATCGAAAAGAAAGGATTGAACCAAGATAAAATCGAGATGACAACGGGATATGTAGATGTTAACATCACAACCACAATCACAGATGGTGAAAAGGTTGTTAAAGCGTGGACAATCATCGCGGGCGGGGAAATTCAAAAACCACATTACAGATATTTAGTAAAATAAAAACACCACCGCCCCCCGCTGAAACAAACGGGGGGTTTTGGTGGTATAAAACAAAAACAAAATAACTACTATGACACTATACGGAGGCCCACAAAAGACTACAAGAGCATACAACCGCACAGCACCTACGAAATCAGACTACTGGACGGCGTTATATCATAGAGGCATAGTTTATCGTTTTGACACGCCAATCAACGCATTGAAAGCGCGTTGTAAAAAAGAAGGGATTGAAGTATAAAAACAAAGATTATGAAATACCAAGTTACAAGAACGTACAACGCTAATTGCGACATTCTTAAAATGTTTGACAACCTAAAAGATGCGTCCGAATTTTATTTTGAATGCAAATCGTCCGATAAAAATTGCCGAATAAGATTGGAAGAAGTCAAATAATAAAAACCCAAACGCCCCCCGCTGAAACAAACGGGGGGTTTTTGGGTAAGAGGCAAAAAATAATTTTTATGTATCACACAACAACCACAAATGATTCCGTAATTTGTCGGAAGATGAATCCAATTGATGACATCAACGTTGGCGACATTATTGAAATGACGCGCACGGGAAAAGAATTTTCGGTTGAATCAATTTCGCCGTCGGGAATAGTATTAAAAGAATGCGCGCGAATTGTTACCTTTAGTCATTCCGCATTGAACGACAGATTGGAACGAAACGCGGCGATTCACAAACCCATTTAACCCACCACGCCCGTTCGGGTGTCGGTCTTTGTTTTTGTTTTGGGACATTCATTTTTTGGATGTCCCTTTTTTTTGCAAATGATTGTTTATTTTGTACGCAATTAAAACAATGATTTCAACCGAATGGCCGAAAATCAAAACTTGTTTGGGCGTATTCTTGGGGCATTTAGAACAAGCCCCGAACGTCCATCGACAAATTTGTCGAATCCCGCCGATTTTTTATTTGCGGGAAATGAATCACAAACGGGTATTGCAGTAACAGAAAAAAACGCGATGCAGTTGTCGGCCGTATTTGGTGCGGTTCGTGTGATATCTGAAACAATCGCGACGTTGCCTTATCATGTCAAACAATCCACGGAAGGAATGGTCCGCAATGCTGATGCACATCCAATCAATAAATTGATTCATGCACCAAATCAATTGATGTCGGATTTTACATTTCGCGAAACGTGTCAAGCAAATTTGTGTTTGCATGGAAATTCATTCATTGCAATCAAACGTGATAACGCGGGGAATGCAATTCAATTGATTCCGATACACCCCGAACGTGTCAAGGTCAAAATATATCAAGACGAAAAATTTTATCAAGTTGACGACAAAGAAACATTTGACGATTCGGAAATGATTCACATTGTCGGTTTGGGATTTGATGGCGTTGTTGGAAAATCTGTGATTGAATGTGCGCGTGAATCCATTGGCCTTGGATTGGCCGCCGACCAATTTGGTGGTTCATTCTTTGGAAATGGCGCAAACATTTCGGCGGTGTTGACACACCCCGCAAGATTGAGTGATGAAGCCTATAAACGTTTAATGCGTTCATGGTCACAAAGATATACGGGTCTTGGCAATGGACACAAAACCGCCATCTTAGAAGAAGGCATGAACGTGACCAAATTGTCCGTTTCACCGCAAGATTCACAATTCATTTCCACGCGGAAATTTGGCGTTGAAGATATTGCAAGATTCTTTCGTTTGCCGTTGGCTTATTTGGGTTCGATGGATAATAGTTCAACACGGGCAAATGTCGAAGAACAAGGAATCATGTTCCAAAGAAATACGATTTTGCCGTGGGTGAAAAGATGGGAGGCCGAATTGAACCGAAAATTGTTTGTCGGTGATTCTGATTATTACATAAGATTTGAAATGGATGGATTGTTGCGTGGGGATATAAAATCGCGTTATTCAAGTTACGCAACGGCACGTCAATGGGGTTTCTTATCAGCAAATGACATCAGACGTTTCGAAGGCATGGAACCTATTGAAAGTGGTGACATATATTTGCAACCATTGAACATGACGGATGTTTCTGTCAATATAAGCGACGATAACGATGCCTTATAAGGATTACCCCCAAGCGGCAACAGATAATGCCGCAAAAGCGTTAAAACACCGCGAAGAACACAATTCAAAATGTGGAACACCCGTCGGATGGCGCACGGCACAAATTTTAGCGTCAAAATCTGTTGTGACAAAACAAAGATTGCCACGCATTTTTTCGTTTTTATCACGCGCGAAAACATACGACCAAGGCAAATTTTTCAATGAAGATGGAAACGAAATTTGTGGTTCTGTAATGTACGCGGCATGGGGTGGCGATGAAATGTTGCGTTGGGCAAAAAGAACGTTGGACGATTTAGAAAACGACCGCGCCATTTCCGATTTGAGCGCAACGGCACGAAAAGGTTTGGAAAACAAAGTTGAAGAACATAACGAAGAATATGGCGACACAAAAACCAAGCGTGTGACGTTGGGGATGTTGACCAAAGTTTATGAACGTGGCGTCGGTGCATATCACACAAACCCAACGTCGGTTCGTCCGTCCGTAAGTTCACCCGAACAATGGGCGATGGCGCGTGTCAATTCTTTTTTGTATGCAGTCAGAAACGAACGATTTAGAAGTGGGAAACACGACACGGATTTATTTCCCGACGGACACCCATTAAAAACAAAAGAAGAAATGAAATCTAATGAAATAAAATTCAAGGAAATCAGATTGTCAATGTTGGTCAATGAAGACATGGCAATCATTGATGACCGCTTGGCATATTCAACGCAAGAAAAGGCGGAAGAAATCGCCGAGGATATGGGATTGGAAGGTTTCCATACTCACGAATTCATGAATCAAACGTGGTACATGGTAGGCGAAAAGCATTTGCTTAGATATCACGAAGAAGAAGAAGAAGAACGCGCGGAACCCGATGAATTGAAAACGGGTGATTTTGTTCGATGGATGACGTCGGGTGGCAATGCTTATGGAAGAATTATTCAAGTTGAAAACAATGGTGAATTAGAAGCCGATTCGGGATTTGTATTGAATGGAACAATGGATGACCCCGCGGCATTGATTCGGTTGTTTAGATATTCAAGTGAAGAGGATGCCTATATTGAACGCAAACCCGTTTTGAATGTTGTCCATCCATTCAGTCGATTAGAATTATTTGACGCAGAGGTTCGCAAATCTTCTATTGTAAGAGAGCAACGCGAATTCAGAATGGAAGAAATAAAACAAAACGAAAATGTTGTTCGTGGTTATGCCGCCGTTTATAATGAAGATTCTGAATGGATGGGTGGTTTTTACGAACAAATAGAAAGAGGCGCGTTTGATGATGTGATGGACAATGATGTTCGCGCATATTTTAACCACGACGAAAACTATTTATTGGGACGTGTGTCAAGTGGCACACTAAGAATCGGAACGGACAAACGCGGTTTGTTCTATGAGGTCGATTTACCCAACACAACTTATGCCAATGATTTGGTTGAATTGATGAAGCGCGGCGACATCAATCAATCGTCGTTCGCATTCCTAATCGGTGAAGATAGATGGGAACAACGCGACGGCAAAACCTACCGAATCATTTCAAAAGTATCACGTTTAATTGATGTTAGCCCCGTAGCGCAACCCGCTTATCCCACGGCAACATCTGAATTGAAACGCGATTTGGAAACGGAAACACCACCAATTGAATCAGCACCGACCGACGGGGTTGATTCCGATTCAAAAGATGGTGAAGAAGTGTCCAATATTTATTTGTATAAAAGTAAACTACTAAATTTTTAACACGATGAAAAACATCGAATTGCGTGGACAACGCGCACAATTAATCAAAGATGCAACGTCAATCGTTGAAGTTGCACAAAAAGAAGGACGTTCATTGAACGCCGAAGAACAATCAAAATTTGACGCAATGGAAAGCGACGCGCGTGCATTAATGACGCAAATCGAAACCATGGAACGTGCATCAGAAATGAAAAAAGAATTAGCAAGCATTGAAGGCGAAAAGCGTTCAAGTGTTTCTAAAACAAATTCAAAAGACGCATTTTCTAAATACTTACGTCACGGCCTTAGTGCATTGAATAGTGAAGAACGTTCAATGATTCAATCACGCGGAACAAACACGCAAATCGCGGGGACCGATAGTCTTGGTGGTTTCTTAGTTCCTCAAGAATTTAGCAACGACCTCGTCATGGCCGAAAAATTCACGGGTGAGGTTGAAAGATTAGCTAAAAAATTGAACACCGCGGGTGGAAATTTATTGGATTACCCCGCAGTTGATGACACATCAACAAGCGCCAACCTTGTATCAGAAGCGGGCGCGGTTAGTGTTCAAGACATGACCTTTGCAAATTTCCAATTGAGTGCCTATAACTATTCTTCATTAGTTCGTGTTTCTGACCAATTGTTGCAAGATTCAGCCTTTGACCTTGATGATTTCTTAACGGAAGCATTAGGCGACAGAATCAAGCGCGCAACAAACGCGGCGTTCACAACGGGAACGGGTTCATCACAACCTCAAGGAATTATCACGGGCGCAACAACGGGTAAAACCACCGCAAGCGCAACAGCAATCACAGCGGCGGAAGTTTTAGACCTTATCTATTCAATTGACGCGTCTTATAGAAATAAAGACACATTTGGTTTGATGGCTCACGACAACGTGATTTCAGCAATCCGTTCTTTGGGTCTTGGTTCTTCTAACGATTTCCCTGTGTTCATTCCGTCAATGGAAATGGGACAACCCGACAGAATATTCGGTGTTCCCGTATATGTGAACAACGATATGGATTCAGCAATCACAACGGGCAAGAAAACATTGTTGGCCGCTGATTTTAGCAAATTCGTAGTTCGTAACGCAGGCGGAATTCAAATGATCAGATTGAACGAAAGATTCCGTGACGAATTAGAAATCGGTTTTGTATCTTACAAAAGAAGCGATTCCAAAGTGTTGGATAATGCCGCAGTAAAAATAATGGTTCAAGCCTAATTTTTATGAAGGTTAGATTTTTAAAATCTATCGTAGGAAACGGATTCCACTACCATCGTGATATGGTAGTGGATATCCATTCCGACGAAATTGCGATGGATTATTTGAACGCAGGTTTTTGTGAATCGGTTGCAGAACCGCCAAAGAAACGCGCCAAAAAAGCGGTGAAAAAATCATCAAAAGAAACACGATAAAAAATGGCCATTGATATTGTAACGCCCGCGGCGTCCGAACCAATAACATTGACAGAAGCAAAAAACTTTTTGCGCGTTGACCATAGCAATGACGACACATTGATTTCGGCATTGATTACGTCGGCACGTCAATTGTGTGAAGAATACACACGACGCATTTTGGTGACGACAACGATTGACGAATATTATGATAAATTTCCAACCAACAGATTTGAGAATTTATCTAATTTGATTTATTTGTCACGCGGTCCCGTTTCATCAATTACGTCATTAAAATACGTCAATGAAATAGGTTCAGAGGTCACAATATCTTCGTCATTGTACATCACGGATTTGATTTCAGAACCCGCGCGTGTTCAATCCGTTTCGGGTTGGTTTGCGGCCGCGGGTGTTGTCAATCAAGTGATTGTGCGATATGTTGTTGGAACGGGTGTTTCATCTATTCCAAAACCATTGATTCAAGGAATGATGTTGGTGATTTCAGATTTGTATGACCAACGGAATGACCGCGTGAAGCAGTTGCCAACGGCGTCGGAATATTTGTGGAACCCCTATCGAATTTTTACATTCTAATGATTGACCACGCGGGACAATTAGACCGACGAATTGAGTTCACACGGCAATCCGCCGATGTGGACATTTTTGGCCAAGATGTTGGCGTTTTTTCAACGGCATTTTCCCGATGGGCAAAGGTGGAAGAAAAAAGCGGGAAAGAAGGTGAAGAAGGCAATCAAATTGTTGCCACAAAACGTGTTGATTTTTTTGTTCGATATGATTCCGAAATAAAGGAAACATTTCGCATTGTCTATGATTCTAAAACGTACACAATCGAGGCGATTCTTAGTGCGGATGCACGGGATTCGTTCATGAAGATTGTGGCAAAATTGACAGACTAATGGGATTCAATACGTTTCAAAGAATCAAAGGTTCGGGTCATGGTCGTGTCGGTGGCGGTGCGTTTATCGGTTTTGATGAAAAGGATATTAATAAAGAATTTGAACGCGCATTCAAAGAGTTGGAAAAACTACATGATGACGTCACAACGGCGCAAATTCGACGCATTGCGCGGGCATCATTGAAACCAATGTTGAAAGCGTATCGCGACGGAATAACTGATTTTCCATCGTCATCCGCATCAGAAAAGGGACGCAAGAAACCACGCAACAAATTTGTTGTGTACCGCAACGGGTCGGTTTTTGCTGAAATAACTAAAGGCCAATTAAAAAAGTCAATGGGGATAATTACAACACGGGTGAACAAGGGTGATACATTTGCATCGTTGCAAGTTGGACCGCGTGTCAAACGTAGTTTTAAAGACCCCGAAAAGGGCGGTTGGTTTGCCCATTTCATTGAATATGGTTTTTTGAACAATGGACGATACAATGGTGTAAACAAAGGATTCGCAAGCAAAGCACGCGCGCAAAACATGTCGGGTGTTGGAAATGAATTCAAACGTCGGATGCGTTCGTTTTTGAATAAAAAAGTTAAAGCCGCAAAACAATGATTGGGGTTGTGATTAAATCAAAGTTTTCGAGCGATTCAAGTTTAAATACTTTGTTCGGTGGGCGTGTTTTTCCCTTTGTCGGTGAACAAACAAAAGCCAAACCATTTGCCATTTATGAGGTGGTGAACATTTCCACGACAACATCGAAGGAAAGCGATTCCCACATTGATGAATTTGACGTTCGAATCACTTTGATTTCAACAAAGTATTCGGACACACAAAACGGCGTTAATCATGTAAGAAGTGCATTCGTAAGAATGAACGAAACGATTAGCGGCGTGAACGTTGAATCGTGTTCCTTTGAAGGGCAACGCGATTTATTCAGCGATGACGAACGGACATTCGGGTCACAATGTGATTTGAAATTTCGTGTGTCGCGCGATTGATTTTGTAAATTTATAAACTAATAAAAAGAAAAAGAAAATGCCATCACAAAGCATCATGAACGCCACGGATGTGGTGATTCAAATTTCAGAAGATGACGGGTCAAGTTTTGATATAATTGGCCGCGCAACATCGGCATCACTCAGCGTTTCAATGGAAACACGTGATGTGACAACTAAACAATCAGCGGGTCAAGCCGAATTTTTAGAAGGATTGAAGTCGTTCACCTTGAGTGGTGACGGGTTGGTTGTTTACACAATTAGTGGTGATTTTGACACACCCGATAATTTGTATAACATCCTAAACAATAGAACGAAAGTCAAAGTGAAATTCGGTTCAACCACATCAGGTGAGATTGATTACACGGGCGACGCGTTTTTGACAAGCTACGAACAAGAAGCGGGCGTTGAAGAAAACACGACATATTCGTTCAGTTTCCAAGGAACGGGCGCATTGACACAAGCGTCAGTATCTTAATAACAAGGGGAACGTCCGTTGGGCGTTCCCATTTTTAACAACAACAAAACAAAAAAAAACATGACACAGATTATTGAAATTGGTGAAAGAAAACACCCGATTAGATTTGGATTCAACGCGTTGCGTGAATTCTCAAGAATAACGGGAACAACATTGTCGCAATTGGAATCCCTTGGTGACGACATGACGTTGGACCAAGCCATCACGCTAATGTTTTGCGGATTTAAAGATGGGGCAAGAAAAGAGAAGGCCCCATTTCGATATGATGTTGCGGATGTTGCGGATTGGATTGACGAAGATGAAACGCTGATTGAAAAAGCGTTTGAAATTTTTGAACAACAATTCGCAAACAAAACCGAAAAAAAGTAATTGACCGAACGGGTCAAGAATCAAAGGACGTTCCTACATGGGACACATTGGAATCGTTCGCGTTCGGTCAAATCGGTTTGATGCCGTCCCAATTTTATGACCTTTTGCCCCGTGAATGGGCGAATTTGGTTGATGGTTGGAACGAGCGCCAAAGCCGAAAAGAACAAACGGAATGGGAACGCACACGTTGGATGACAACGATTTTGTTGAACCCACACACAAAAAAAAGAATCAAGGCAAAGGATTTGATTGTGTTTCCGTGGGAAATAGAAACGAAGAATGACCGAAAGGTTTGGACGCGTGGCGAAATTTTAGATGTGATAAATCAACGTAAAGAACGAGCGAAAGCCAATGGCAAGTCTAAGTAGTTTAAATTTTAGGTTAACGGCAAACATTAAGCCGTTCAAGACGGGTCTTGACAAAGCATCACGCGCCATGGACCGCATGGGTCGCAAGATGCAACAAACGGGCAAGAATTTGTCCATGAAGTTGACCGCGCCAATCACGGCATTGGGCGCGATTTCCTTTAATGTGTTCAAGGGATTTGAACAAGAAATGGCAAAGGTCAAAGCGGTATCGGGCGCGACCGCTGAAGAATTCAAAATGTTGTCAAACAACGCCAAAGAATTGGGACGTTCGACGGTATTTTCAGCACGTGAGGTTGCGGGTTTACAATTAGAATTTGCAAAACTTGGTTTCACTGCAAAACAAATTGAAGGTGTCACGGAAGCGACATTAAATTTGGCGCAAGCGTCGGGAAGTGATTTGGCACGTTCGGCAGAAGTTGCGGGTGCAACGTTGCGCGGTTTTGGTTTGGATGTAAACCAAACAAGCCGTGTGACGGATGTGATGGCTAAATCTTTTTCCACGTCATCAATGGACATGGAATCATTCGCGGAAGGAATGAAAATGGTTGCACCGATTGCGAAATCCGCGGGGATGTCATTAGAAGAAACAACCGCCATGATGTCGTTGTTGGCGAATGCGGGTGTCAAAGGTTCAATGGCGGGAACACAATTGCGTCGAATTATTTCAGAATTAGCCACAACGGGGAAACCAACAAGTGAAGCCATACGCGATTTGGCGGCAAGTGGTTTGACGTTGGTTGATGCAAAAGATGAGGTTGGACGAGCCGCGCAAGGTGCATTGACAATTTTGGCCGATGGTGTTGACCAAATTGACCCATTAACCAAATCATTTGAACAATCCGCGGGCGCGGCAAAATCCATGGCGGACGTTATGAATTTAACGGCGGAAGGTGCGACCAAAGCGTTGGGGTCAGCCACCGAAGGGTTGGCGATTGAATTTGGTTCGTTAGTTGCAGTTGCATTGGTTCCGTTGATTCACAAATTAACATCGTTAGCGACATTCATCAATGAATTGTCCCCATCAATAAAAAAATTCATTGCTATCGTTGCGGGCATTGCGGCGGTCGCGGGTCCCGCGATTTTTGCAATTGGCGGATTGTCGCGTGGTTTGGTAGTATTGAGAAACGCCACGATTTTGCAGACAATCGCAACCAAGGCATTGGCAATTGTGACGCATTCTTTGTTTTTACCAATCACGGCAATTGTTGCGGGTGTTGCGGCATTAGCGGCGGGTGTTATTTTTGTAGCATTTAATTTCAAAGCATTCAGCGCAACGGCAAAAAACGCCATGGTCAGTTTGGTCAATGGCGTGATTCCGTTGGTCAATAAATTGATTGGCGCATTCAACCAAGCGGCGGCATTCTTTGGACGCGACAAAATAATGATTGAGCCGTTTGAGAAAATGCAAAAAACGGCGGTTCCCGCGTTCAAATCCATTGGGGAAACCATCACCGAAGTGAAAAAATCTTTAGGACTATTCAAAGAAGAAACCGAAGAAAATATTGAATCATTGGGGACGTTGTCTGATGGATTGGATAACGTTGAAGATTCTGCGAATGATGCGGGTGGCGCAATTGTGAATTTGGGCGAAGATGTTGACGACACCAAGGACAAATTTGAAGGTTTTGAATTTGACAAAGATTTTCAAGGTGGTGGGTCATTTCATAATTTTATTGAAGGAACAAAAGACGCATTCAAAGCTACCAAAGATTTAAACAAAGGCATCAAAAATTTATTTGAAGATATGGCCATTAGTACGGCCGTAGGTTTAGGCGAAATGATTGGTGCGATGGCAGTTGGTCAAGCAGGAATGAAGGATTTTGGAAAATTCATTCTTGGTCAATTTGCGACAATGTTCCACCGATTAGGTGAAATGTTTATTGAATACGGGGTCGCATTGATGGCATTTAAAAAAGCAACATTCACAATGAAAGGACCATTGGCAATCGCGGCGGGTGTTGCATTAATAGCAATCGGCGCGGGTATTAAA